ACTAATAGATTGGCTTAATTGGGATTTCTTTACACCATCTACATATACTGATCCTTTACCAGGTTGAGCCATATGCCAATACTGAATATGACATGCACCTTTTGTGTCTTTGCTACCATTAATTACTTTAGTATTACCTGAAATCGACTCATTATAGAACCCACTACCACAATAATCGGTTGCAGCTTCTGCTGTTGGTGATGATACTGCAAAGATAGATAAAACTAATGATAATACAAGAAAACTACTTAAAAATTTCTTCATTATTAAACCTCCTTTTGTTATAATATTGTTATACCAAAATATTTTGGTTAAATCAACAAAAAATTCCAGAAAAGTAAATTAATAGTTTTTTCTTATTTTTCTGAAATAACAGGAGGAGTTACTATGTTGGAATACGAATGCTATTCATTTAGTCGTTTATTTTTAAATAGCAATCTTGAATTCTTTTTTATACTAGGAGTAAATAATTCAGACAATTTCGATGAATTATGGGATGGAAGAAATATAGAAGTAATAGGATATACAGTGATTTATATAGATTCAGAAACAAATGAACAAAAAAATTTCATATATTTAATTGATTATGATAATAAAAAATATGATGATGCAATTAAGTACACAAAGAAATTTATAGAACATATGTCTTTATCTGATAAACTTTCTGATACAGAAAATTTTAAAATTATAAACACTGAAGTATATAGCAGAGTGGTTTCAGAACCGTATAAAGATTTTATAAAGGCTGTTGTGAAAAATGAAATTCCAGAGTTTATTTTAGACTTGTAAAATTAAAACCGAGTAGACAAAAATTGTCACTCGGTTTTGATTTTTCGGGATTAAGAAAATTATGTTTATCCCTTTGTTTACTAACATTTGCTACAAATCTAATGATTTAATAGGACAAGATAAACTTAAAGTTTTTAAACTTATCTGCATCTTTTGGTTTACATACGCTGCTGGATAATAATTTTTAAACCTTCAAAATCACCACTTGTCATTGTGCCATTATCGAATTTCTCCAACCAAGATTTATCAATCAAATTTTTATAGACTGCTTGTTGAATATAATCACGTACTGCATTTTCAGTTGTTGGATTTGTAAATTCCATAACATCATCATCCTTTTCTTTTGGTTTATCTTCAACAAATAGTTGCACTTTTAATTTGCTATTAGATGGAACAATTACTTGTCCTTCCAACTTGTATCCTTTTGGCATCTTCCATGATGTAGGAATCTCGAAATGTGGGGCATCATATTGTCCAGCAGGCCAATACCCTCCCCATGTGATTCCTAACCTTTTGGCGATTGCGCCGACCTTTGATAATGTAGATTTATCATATAGATCGCGAGGCGGAGCTACAGCAATATCCCACGCTCTACGCGATGTGTGATTACTCAATAACGTCCAAGTAACTTTATATAATTTATTTCCTGCATCATCAAAAAGCCTTGTACGTCCTTGCTCATGTAAATAATTTTGGCGTGCTTGGCTTCGATAAGTCTCCGTTATAAAAATGTCCACGATTCCAGCTTTGTAACATTCCTGGAATAATAGGCGACATGCTATTTGAGCAGCTGCAGTTAACTCACTTAAATCTCGGCATGTAGTTGTTACGCTTGTCACTTCACATCTTCCTTTCGAGGTGCATCATATTTAAGCGCCTGGGTACTGTCAGATGTACCAACAGTAGTCGGATCAATAATAATACCAAGCAATCCTAAAATGCTTAGAATTGTCTCTGAAATAGCTGTAATTTGGTCATTGTAAATTGTAATATCGACATAAAAAATGCCTGCGATCTGATTCGCAAGCACAAGTAATAATGCAATTAATGATACCCAAAATTGCTTATGTTGAAGTCGAACTTTCCAGTTAATTTTCATTCGCTTTCCCCTCGCTTGCCCTTTACCCCCGCAACTTCTTCTAGTACAACAATTCGTACTTCATGATTATTGATACGTTTTGCCGATTCTTTTGCGGAAGCATCTACTTCATGAAGATGCGTGTTTAGTCGTTCAATACCTGACGTTAAATTAATCAATGTCTTATTTAGGTTGTTTGTAATACGCCAAATAAACAGTAATCCTCCTACTAGTGCGGACACAATCGGCAACCAATTATTAACTGTCTCTATCATGACATGACATCGCTCCTTTACCTTTTTTAGTGAAAACAAAAAGCCATGAGAAGCATCGAAATACAGTAAGTGTACCGTCGTCCAGTTCGATTGCTCTCATAGCACATAAAAAAGCACTCTCAGTTGAAAGTGCTTTTTATTTTCTAAATTTCTGTAAAAACTTCATATTCGCAATTACTACAAATATATTCTGGAATTCCCTTGTTATTTAATTTCATTCTGATTAAATCTGGGCCTCCAATAACATGATCAAGTCTATCATATTCCTTATCCCATTGTTCATTTGATTCTAATTTGTTTTCATTGCACCTTGGGCACTTTATCATTTCATCAAACTCCTTTCTATTCAATAATACTAAGAAAGGATGATATTTCCTGTAATAAATTTTTGACAATAAAAATAACGCTAAGACTATGCTTGCGTTTCTGTCTGTGTATCTGCAACTGGCAACACACTAATTATGATGTGCTTATTGATAATTGCTCCACCGATATTTACAAAGTTAATTTTTTGATCATTTAATGTGGCTGTAAACGCAGCTACATCAAATTCGGCATTTGTTAAATTAATTGCCTGTCCATTGTTTAGTTGTACTTGATAATTCATAATATAATAATCTCCTTTATGTTAGTTTAACTGAACCCATTGTACTACCGTTTACTTTTACATATAAATACCCGCCTGAATATGAGATACCAATACCCGATGATTCTGCTCGCACAACACCCGATAAATTGGTAGAATAAGGAACGTTCAATGTTCCATAAATAGTATTGTATCCATTCAAGGTATTGTTAGAGCCGCTAAAATTTAAATAAGGTGCTGAGAACGTCATTTGTTCACCGTTATAGTAGATACCGTTGCCACCACCAAAATTAACTGATTTACTACCCCAACCTGATGTGCCTAAGTATAGATTATTTCCAATAGTTGCATCTGAACTAACGTTGATATTAGCGCCATAAATATTCCCAGCATAAATACTGCCTAAATCGCCAGTGATGTCCGATAACACTCTGACAGCCCCTACTAGGTTAATTTTCGATGCTTGTATTGTTGCCGACCACGGGTCAAGATTAATCTTGCTGACAATATTCGCTCCTGTAAAATCAGTAGCACTTACCTTTAATGAAATATTATAAGCGTTTTGGGTAATGCTACTTTCTGCGTTACTAAGTCGATTACCTAACCCATTTATAGACGTACCTTGTGCTGTTACTGTAGATTGAATTTGATCAGCACGAATATTAATCGTAGCTACCTCATTTGTAATACGATTATTAACGGACAAGTTAATTTGATCTGCTTTAATATTAACCTCGCCAATACTCTTGGTGTTCTGTTCAACTTTTAGATTGATTTCATTCGATTTTATTTCTAATTGACCGATTGACTCCCCGATTTCTTCAACTTCCATCGTGATACGGTCATTAGTTTGTTCGAATTTTGAACGTGTAATCTTCTTATTCTCGTCTATTTCAACCTTTTGCGAGATTAATATATCGTTAGTTGACTTCGGAACTGTATTACCTAACACCACTTTAGTCGTTCTTAATTTGCCATTGACGAATTGCTTTGTTAGCGATAGGATACGTGTCTGAAATTCCATATCTAATGGCTCGTAGATAAGCCATACACGTTCACCAAGTTCTTTGTCTAATAACTCAATGGAATCTAATTCAAACGTTACTTCTGGGTAATCTATCAATTGCGACTTCATATGCTCTAATAGGCTATCTGCATTCGAGAATCTATCATCATAAATCGGATCAGCTTCACGTTTACCGAACTTTTCCTCATTAGGGGATGTGTACGATACCCATAACTGACCACCACTTTCATTAGTAGCTCCGTAACCTTCCACGTAAGTCTTTAGTTTAGTCGTATCAACATTCTTACTTAATGCTTGTACATTGTGTCCATAGCGGTATTGAGCGTCATAATCTCCGCCTATTTTGTTTGAGAAGTGAACCCGATTATTCGATAAAATGACAAATTCGCATTTATATGTTTGACATAAGGCATTTATCATAGCTATAACATTGTTCTCGCCAAAGTTTTCAATAAGTCGGCTACCTGTTATGTCCGATGTAAATGTCCAACCTGTATCTTTAAGGACAAATGTCATAAACTCATTAAAGGTATGTGTGCCACCATAAATTTCATTTTGTCGCTTATCAACTAAATCAAAGAACGTTGATAATGCAATGATTTGCTTACCGTGTCGAGTTTCCTTTAGCTGTTTAACTCTAAAATCAAAATCATTTACAGTAACAACGCTTTCTTCTACTAGTATTGGATATGCAGGATTGTTATTTTTAAAAGAAGAAAAGGTAATTGAGTAATTACCCTTAATCTCCTGTTCCATTTCGAAGTTAGATACGCTATTTAACGGCTCGACTTGGTTTCCGTTTGTTACGTATATCACTTGTTCTTCCCCTCCTTTCATTTTTTCATTGACTGTTATAGTATTGAACGCTTACATGCAAAAATAAAAAGCATCCTTCAAACTAGGACACTCAAATTTTTGTATTATACGCCTTCTGTATTTTGTAAAATATAATCTTCAATCGCGATACGATAATTTTCGTTCGTAACATCATCTAGAATATATACTTGGTTAGTCTTTGGATTAAGCTCACCGTTCATTATACGTTCTGCTGCAATTTTTACAACAATTTGATTAATCATTATAAAATCCCTCCGACTTCACTATCTGTCTTTAATAAAAGAATATCTTCTTGTAATTGAGTAATTTGCTTTTGTTCTTCTGTTGGTTCAGGTACAGGATACATTTCGAAAACTGGTTCCTTTGTTTCTGGATTAATAGAGGCAATAAAATATTTCGTTGGATCATAGGAACTTACTTCTAAGTCTACGTAGGTTATTTGATCAACTATTTCTTGATGTGCTACAGGAAGAGTTGACACTGATACTTCGCCTGTTTCCCATAGTTTAGCACCTGTTCCAGAATCATAGAATATCCTATTACCTAATGTATAAGATGTCATTTGTTTTCCTCCTATCGTGGTTATTCATATGCTCTAACAGTGTACGTAGTGTTGTAGTACAATACAGGAATATCAAATTGCCAACTACCATTACCTAAGTCTGTAACATATGGCTTCATGTTGAATGTTGTTGTATTAGCTGACAGGTTGTTGTACATAGTCATTTTCACAGTTCCAGTACTATAACCGTCAGAAAAGCTAGTGTAGTACGATTCGGCTAAGTAATCACCTGTCCTAATACTGCGCACATGTATTATTGATGGGTTTGCAAATGGTATTGTGACTGTAATAAAGTTAAAATCAGTTGTGATTACACTACCCGAAAGAGCATTAAACTTTTTCTGTGCAACATTGCCTGATATAGTAGTTTCGTAATATTTAATTCCTGTTGGTATAGCATTAATATTAGCAACCATTGTAGCAAATGTAGCATCTGCTGAAGTGGCAACACCCTTACCAGTAATAGCGGTTGCTAAGTTTGCTTTACTATTACCTACATGTGTAAAAATTGACTGTTGAGGTGTAAAGTTATTTATCTGCTGAAATGCACCCACAGCAGGATTAACGCCTTGTAAAACGGAATAAGCATCCTGATAAACAGTGTCATATTGTACATTTACAGATAGTGTTGTAACCCCTTGTTTTTTGTCAAACGTTATAGTAACACCGCTTGATGTAGAACCTACTGCAAAAAGGAAGTTACTTGCAAATGTTGGAGACATTGAGACAATATTATAATCTAACAATATTGCTGCACTATCTTTAGTTCTTCCAACTAAGACATTGATTTCACAACCTCCTGCTGCATTAACTGTTCCATATGTTGAGGTTGCTGTAATCTTTAACACACCATACATATTTACGTTAGGGAAAATTAAAGCATACTGTTCTGATTTATCAACTATTGAAAATTGTTGTAAAGGGAATACTCTACGTGCAGATGTTTTTCCTAGATTAATAGTTGTGCTATTTGCATTATAAGTATTTACCTTCAAAGCACTATCAACTTCACTTTGCAACATCTTAACGGTTTCTGCTGATGCTGCTTTAGTACGTCCACCTTCAATAGTGTTGTCTACAATTTCAACCTGTTTAGCATGTGCTGTGCCATCTGCATCTACAGTTAATGTATCACTTGATTTAACGTGACCTAACGTAGTGGTTGTAGCTACTTTTGTAGCATGTTGTATTCGGTTAGTGTTAAGAATTTTCACAGTCTCAGCAGATGCAGCTTTTGTAGCACCACCAGTTGTAAGGTCATTTACAAGTTCTAGTGTAGGAATATTGAGACGGTCTTTCAAAGACTGTGCAAGTTGATTCCATGTTATATTATTAGCATTATATGCCATTAGATAGTCACCTCTTTATAACCAATGAATGTAGGCTCTAGTGAATGCAATAATGCACCTTCACCAAACCATGACATAGCCTTTGTTGATTTAAAATAATAACTTCCTGCTTGAGCAAAAGGTACATTGCCAAAGAATAAGTAGTCATAGCCTGTATCAACATCAAAATCTTTTACATATGGTGTGCCTGTATTATCTACACTTATTGTCAACATTACAGCAGTATACAGGGGGTAGCCTACATTATTTATAGTTATAGTACGTGTTGTAACAGTAAAATAAATTGCACCGTTACTATATTGGTTATTAGCACCCACAGAAGCGTATGTGTATGGCAAAGATTTTACAGTAGCAAGCGCTGATGCAGTAACTAAGTCTGATGCACGTAACACAATTGAATAAGCTTGACCTGTATTAGAGGTTGAATATACTACATAAACAAAAATGCCCTCTCTCTTAATACCCTTGCAAAATAAGTTTGCAAAAGTAGTATAAAAATAGCCTTGTGTGAATGACGGTAGCACACCACTAATATCAAATTTCATGAAATAATTATGATATGAATTATTTTTGAACAGTAAATATAAATCATCACCATCAACAAGAACACCGTTACTTTCAAGCGTGAAAGTTGCGTTTGCAGGCGCACCAGGAATGAGTGAAATCAATGCTACTAAATCAATTACCCCTAAATATTGACCATCATTATCTAATATATGCAACTTTCTGTCATTCCATAGAACACCAATTTTACCGTTAAATGATATAACATTCTCTCTACCTGCTGTTGAACTTGATGGTGAAATATCAGTCCTTTTCTTAACTATGTGAATATCGTTTTCAGGGTCTATAAAAACGTACTCCTCATTAGCTGTACCACCGCCACCTCTAGTAGCAAATAATACACCATTTACAAAAGAATAATTCGTTGAAGATTGTGTTCTACTTATAACACTGTTATTCAAGTCATAAACTACTATATCTTGATTCATATTACTATCAGCATTGCCATTAGGTACAACTGAAATAGTAAAATTATCTGTAAAAAGATTATTTGAAATTGACGCTGCTATAGGGTGCGGTCTGTTCACTAGTTTCATTGCATACTGTGGCTCATACCTTTTACCGTTGAACTCAATTACTCCTGAACCACCAGTACCCCCACCAGTGGCAGGGGCTTGTGTTAATCCATGCATGTTTAAATCTGATGCTAAGTTTACCATTTTTTTGTTCCTCCTTTACAATACTAGTGTAGCTTTTTCTACTACAGTATTTTTGCTGTCATATTGAAGTCTCCATGTGTAATCCACAACCACACCATTAATTTCACCATTCCATGTTAACCTATCATAATGTTGAACTGTTGGTGCTGATTTAGCTAACAATGAATTAATAACGTTGTTAACATTGTTAGGGTCTCTATACATGATTTCAACATATTTACCGTTAGTGTCAGGTTGCCTACGTTCAATGTTAAACAATGACATCCTAGTACGTAGATAATTAATATTTTCGTTAACATAATCGCTTAACCTTTTACCTGCTGATGCAGATAATACTTGCAATGGGTCATCAGTAGTTAAGTTATCAGCAATACGTGTGAATAATTTAACCCAACCACTATCCTGTAAAATAGTATCATCTTCAATAGACTGCATACGTACATTACGTGAATACATATTACCACTAGCAGCATGACTACAAATAAAGGAACGTAATGCATTACCATTTGAATCAATATGTTGAGCAATATATACAATGAATATCCCCAACCCTACAGGCATGATAGTGCTTGGTATACCAGTTACAGCTACTACAAAACAACCTGAAATCTTTGAGTTTAGCATTTCTACATCAGTGATATGTTGGATATTTTCAGTTGCTACACCGTGATATTGCAATAATTTATGCAAGTTTTTAACAGCCTCAGCAGATGCAACCTTAGTATTACCCCCTGTTGTGTAGTCGTCAACAATGTCAACGCCTATTTTAGTCCACGAATACCAAGCGGAGCGTGCGCCTCTACGAGTGAATACGTAAGCCTTTATAGTACCTAAGTAAACTTTTAAGGTTTGAGTTACTTGATCTGATGAATTACCTTCCTCAGCAATAACAGTGGTCTCTACAAAGATTCTAGGGTTTTGAAGTGCATCGTAAGGTAGTCCTACAGATGTCAACCAATCTTGAACGAGTTGTGTCTGTAGGCTAGCCACAAAGCAATTTATACCAAGTTGGTAAGATCCAGCTTGAGCACTAGGAAGAACAGGAGCGATGAACCTAACTAGGGTGTCGCCAGCAGCAGCAATAGCTTCTTTAACATCCTGTCCAAGTTTTGACATACTTACTGAACTAGGTGTCAAGAGTGTTCCACTAATTGCAGTATTTTCGTCCGTTGGTAAGTTCTTGAAAACAACAATATAGACATTGTTTTCAGCTATAGCTATTTCAGGATTATCAGGAATATTTAGTTTTGCACTAGATGAGTCTCCTGTAACATTCCATGAAGTAGGAGTAAGGTACACAGTATTGTGGAATACCATCATTGAGTCCGAATTGATGTCAAATGCACTATCAGGAATGTTCCAAGTTTTCTGTGATTCTATGGTAGTTTCCAGAGTGTATGCGTGAACTTCAGTTCGGATACTGCCACCACCGCCACCACCCTCTATCCATTGTGTATCACTTGACACGGTATCTGAGTCAGTATCAGTAACTACTACACGTGTATATGTTTTAGCTGTTTCTAAATCTGTTAAGCTATAAATCTTTGTTTCAATATTTGCCGCAACTTTAACAGACAAGTCACCTACATAGTCCTTATCAAGTGGTAGAAACGTGTTTGATTCAGGTGTAATATAAAACGTTCCACTAGTAGTCTTTGAAACTAACTCAGTCTCAGTAACAGTAGTTAATGACTCCGTATCATAACCTGCATCTTTCAACTGCGTGCGCAAGGCATTAACTTTGTCGGTCACTTGCTGTGATGTATCTGCTCCAACATAGAAAGCTGTAAGCTGTACATTCCCATCAATATCAGGTGACTGTCCATTTACAGTAGATACAGAGCCATCGCCATCTATCCCACGTTGCGCCAGCATAATCCAATCCGTATTTGTTAATGAAGGCTTTGAGTTCGTATTCGCTTTAGTAGCTTGCCATGTCGAGCCATTTTCGGTTACAACATTATTTCGTTCATAGGCAGTATCCGCGCTCCATACTGTAGCCGTACCCCATCCTTTAATTGCTTCTGTTGCTTGTTCTGCTCCCTCTGCGGCAATGTTAGCGCGTTCAGTAGCGTTATCAGCGTTTTGTACTGCTGTATTAACTTTCGTTTCTGCTTCTGTAATGGCATTGAACGTCGCTTGCGTATTATCTGTTGTTGCTTTATTGGATGCTTCGATAGCCACTTGAACATTTTGTAATGAGGTATCCACTTTAACGGTCATATCAGCTAAACTTGCACTAATCGTATCGTTTATATTTTTGATTGCTTTTTCAGTTTCTTCTAATGAGAACTTTGCTGCATCTTTTGCCTCTACAGATGCTTGGGTAGCACTTACAGTCGCATCATTCGCATTTTGAGTAGCTGTCATAGTGGCTTGTTTAACTAAATCTAAGTCCGCAAGGGCAACCGTTACATTGTTTACTGCCTCCAATGCTTTTTGACTAGCGATATTTGCGTTTTGCGTAGCTGTTTCTGCTTCTTTTGCTTTCGCATCTGCGTTATCTGCGGCTTTATTAATAATAACAATTAATTCATCCGTTTTCCGTTGTGCTTCTGCAATGTTATCTAATGCTTTATGAATAGCTTCAAGAAGTTTTTGAACGTCCTCGCCGCCAGCTAACATATTGATTTGATACTGCATTTCCGTTAATCCTGCGATAATTCTATCCCAGTTTTCATTAATCTTAATGCGTTCTGTACGATTAATAGGATTGCCAGTATTATTTAAAATGATCGTCAAGTTCTATTCCCCTTTCTATAAATATAGGAATCTAAAATTAAAATCGACAGATGATACCGTTCCACCAGTAATGGTAAAATGGTTTTCTCCTGCCGATAATCGGATTAATTTCTTGTTGGTATTCTTAAATACACTTGTGCCATTTTTAAAGGATTGCACACCCTTTAAAACGAGTATGTCATTAGCTGTAAGACTACCGTTGTAAATATAAACATCCCCCGTAGTTTCGTTCGTAATCACTACAGAAGATGCAAAAGTGCCTTTTAATGTAATTTCTAATTCGCTTTGTCTTGGGTCAATATTGACATTGCCTACATTCTTAACGACGAATGAATTTGCGTTAAACGAATATTGTAAATCATCGTCCCACGTAATTTGACCATTCCACGCCCACTTATTATCGTCCCATTGTTTTAAAGAACGTGTATCTGCAACGGACTCACCAAAAACATTCACACAGGTAAATTCCACTTTGAAGGAATCCATATGTTGATTTGGTGTCACCTCAAATGATTGATTTAAACGTACCAAATAACGTTTATAAGGCTCATTCTTAAAAATGATGAAAAATGATTCTTTACGTGAAAACAAAGCATTAATTTCGTCACGTAACAAGTAGTAATCGTATATATCATAGGATTGATACAATAATTCAACCGTTATCACTCGATCAGTAAAGGTAGTATTTAGAAATATTGAACCGTCTCGCCCCTCTACTGATTCTGTCGTATGTGCTAATGAGATAGAAGGAATATGATGATATAAGCGTTTTAAGCTATACTTTTCAATGTCTAGTTGTCTACCATCTAAAAGTTCAATAATCATAAATTTACTCCTTTCGTTATAGCGTTAATACTTGCTGAGTTGTATTGCATGCTGTTGATCGTATCGAATGTTATTTCGCCTACTAATTGACCGTCCATATAAACTGGAGAAGGTTGTACATACACTATTTGCGATTGAGGGGTCATTTGCTGAGCAATTCCTTTTCCTATGCCTGCTAAAACTTTTGGTGTCAAAGGTAAAATTGCTTCTGCTCCTGCCTCTCCCACGCCTTGTAGTCCTGCATTTGCTGTATTGAAAATGGTAGGTGAAGTAAAGATACCGCCTTCTGCATTCCATTTTATGCCTAATTTCGGAACACTCGGAGGATTCAAGCCGAACTTACCATCAATCGTGAAGGAAGGAAGTTTTGGCATTTTAATTTCGGGAAATTTTAAAGACAATCCACTAAAGAAACCTTTAATCGCTTTAATTGCTTTATCAATCCCCTCTTTAGCGGCATTTACAGGATTAAGCATTAAATCCTTCAATGCGCCAAACTTATCAGAAACCACAGTCCATACATTTGTTGCAACTGTAGATATTGTTTGTTTTAGAGAATTAAAAGCGTCTGTTGCGCCTTTTTTTGCCGCATTTACAGGCGTCATAATAAAGTCTTTTACCTTATCAAATGCCGATTTAGCAAAGTTAGCAATTGCATCCCATAGTCCTTTTAGTTTGTCGCCCATGGATTTCATTAACTCAACAGCTTTATCACCGAATGACTTAAACACTTTCAAGATTTTACCTATAAACCATAGTTCTACTATGTTCCAAATTGCTTGAACAGCTCCCGATAGGAATTGTTTAATGCCTTCCCACATTTTCGACCAGTCGCCTGTTAATAGACCTGAGAATGTTTTGATCAATCCCATGATGACATTTAAAACACCGTCTATTACACTCTTAATATTATTCCAGGTATCTTGAATTAAACTCATGATAAAAGGCATGACAAACTCAAATACAGCTTTAATCGTATTCCACACATTTGTTACTGCTTGAAGGATAGTAGCTCCGTTTTCATCCCAGAATGATTTGATTTCTGCTAATTTCTCTTGAATAAAGGTGACTACTGCCCCTAATGCGGCGGACACAACTTCTTTTATCGCTGAAAATACAGAATCAACAATGTTTCTAAATGATTCAAACTCAGTATAAGCCCACACTAGCGCAGCTATTAAAGCGGCAATTCCTGCAATAATTAATGTTACTGGAGATGTTAAAATGGCTAACGCGGCGGTCAATCCTCCTGCGCCTGCGGTCAATGTCATAATGACAGGGGCTAACGCCATACATGCAGCTACAATTCCTGCAATAACTGCTCCTACAGACAATAAAATTGCCACAAGTGTGGTATTTTCAGAAGCCCAATTAGCTATCTTTGCAATCACTTGAGCTATATCGGCCAATAACGGGGCAAATGATTCTTTCAGCTTGCCAATAGCGTTACCTAACGCATATGCTGCATCTGCTTTCATTTTTGCAACATCATCATTGAATTTATTCTGCATTTCATCGGCTGATTGTAAGTGGTCATTCATGTTTAAAATAGTAGCAGCTATATTTTCCCCTTGGTCTTCCCACATCGTGCCAAATAGTTCAACCCCTAGGGCATTTCGTGCCACATCATCTTCAACATTCATTAAGTATTGCGTCATATCTTGAAACGCTTTATTACCTTTTTCGCCACCTTGTGCTATCGCAACACCCCACTGACGGAATTGCTCTTCTGAACCGCCAATAATTTGTAATGCGTCTGCCATAGATGCTGATAAACCTGCACCCATTTCTGCAGCTTTTATACGACCTTCCTTAAGACCATCCAAAAGATTATCAATATTCCAAGTACCCGTTTCTACTCCTGCCGCCATGATTGCTTGTACTTGTTCAGCATCAAAGCCAGCACGTTGTAACTGCCCGCCATATTCTGCAATAATATCTAGCTGTTCTGGAGGGAAACCTACACTTAATAATTGGTTAGTCAATGCTAACGCATCTTGTTGAGATATTTTAAGTTCTTTACCAATTTCATGTGACTCTTGGATTAGCTCTTTAAAATCAATTTCTTTATAAGCCTTAGAGATCATGGAAGCACCTTGGATAATCTCTTGGTTGGTTTCGATAGATGCTCCTTTATTAAGAGTTAGTTGTCTACGAACGCCCTCATAGGCGGCTTCTTCATCGCCAATCGCTACAGTAGTCTCCATAATTGATTGACGTACGGCTTTTGTATCTTCTTCATTAAGATTCATGGAAATATCAATGTTAGTGTTAAGTGTTGAAACGTCCAACGCTTGTTCAAATGCTAAAGCTATACCACCACCAGCTACTAAGCCTGCGGCAACGCCTTTTAATTTGTCTCCAAAGCCATTTACCTCATCCCCTGCCTCGTCTGCGGCTCTAGCAATTTGGGCAAACTCCTGTCTTACACCATTTAGACCACTACTATTAATCTGAGTCATTGCTTGACGCATTTGTCCTATATCTGCACTTGCGCCTAAAGCCTGTCTTCCCATTAAATTTAACGCTCTATTAATTTGATCTGCGCTTGCTGTCCCATTTGAAATAGCTGTCGTTAATCGCGTACCTAATACATCTGCAAATTGACTTACTTCTGTACCTGTCGCTTGAAAGAATGTTTGTAAATCCTTGTTCGCGTTCTTTAATCGGTCATATTCTTGAGCTGTCGTTTGAATCTGTGTCTGATACCCTTTTAATGTCGCCTCTGTAGTAGATAATTCTCGTTGAAAAGCACGATATTGTTCTACCCCAATATCACCGTTTTGAAATTGCTGTTCTACTTGGGCTTGCGCCTGTTTTAGGACATCTAAACGCTGAGAAGTATCTTGGACAGCTTGCTGTAATAATGACTGCTTCTGTGTATAGAGTTCCACACTTGAAGGGTCAAGTTTCGCGGCTTTGTCTATATCTTTTAATTCTGTTTGCGTCTTTTTTGCCTGACTGTCTACGCCTTTTAATGCGTTTTGTAAGGGCTGCGCGTTACCGTTCAACTCTATTGTGATACCTTTAATATTTTTTCCTGCCAACTAGTTATCCTCCTTTCTAAAAATTTCAAAATAAAAAAGGGCTTGCCTGTTGGCACACCCTTCTTCATTATATTTTTAATGCGTTAATATCAGTTTGAGTTGCTTTTCTAACAGTACCCTTTTTACTGTCTTTCGTACCCATCATATCTGCATACAATTGGATGTGATCAAGTACCATCCCAATACTAAGCCCATCCATTTCGGCAATCGTTAATTTCGCCATCTTTGCCATTAATAAATATTGCCCTGTTGACGGCTCGTTATTTACTTCTTGGGGTTTGTTTTTTTTGGGGCGTTCGTTGTAAAATTCATCTGAATCAACGGCATCAGTTCTTTAACGACATCTGCTACAGGGAAACCATCCTCAAATGAATCCAACCACGCTTCCATATCAGGCAGGCTATCATCTGCTTTTTTCGCTAAAGCATACGCAATCCGATAGAGAGGTAATAGGCTAGGTGACTCTCCCTGTGCTTGTGCCTTTTCTAGTTCCATGAAGTCTTTTAAAAAGTCTGAGCCAAACATAGACATATACAGAATAGGTGTAGCTCCAGTAACTTTGAATTTTACTTCTTTATCATAAATTTTAACTACTTTTTCTGCCATGACAGGTCATGCCTCCTTTTAAGGTGTAACAGGTGTGGTAGTGTCTACCGGCTCTACTACTGCATCATAGAAAGCGTCATAAATTGCTTTGTCTGTTGCTTCCCCTGTATTCCATCGAATTGCTTTATCAGAAGTACGAGGTTTCGCGGTAAACGTTAATTCTTGACCTTCAATTTCAATCGACTCGGCTACTGTTGCGGCTGATTGTGAAGGACGTGCTACAGTTACGTCATAGTAAACAAAGCGAGTTGCTTGTACGTCTCCATCTACCTCAAAGAGTAAAGCAATATCTTTCGCTTTAGCGTCAGATGCTTCTAGGAAGCCTCCGTTCACCATTTTTTCTCCTAGTACATCAGTACGGAATTGGTCTGTAACCATTGCAATCGTTAGCGTACCTTCATAACCTGTATTGGAGTTACGTGAGAAGAAAATTCCATTGTCTGCATAGAAGTTCATCGGATCGCCTGTTGGACTCATTTCAAGTGAAACAGCCCCTTCAATGCGTACTGGTTTCGCATACGTATAAGTGCCATCTTCATTTCTTGTAATGACTGAGTAGTGGACATTTGTAAGACCATATAAAACACGATTTTTCGCCATAAATTTATTCATTCTCCTTTTAGTTTATTAAAGTAATGTAGTACGTTTTTTGGAACAGCTTTTCTGTATCTATATACGTTTCATCTGTATCATAGTAAATAGAATGACTATCCAATAACGCTTCCATTTCTTGTTCTAATGTTAGATTTTTGTTATCTGTATACATTTCAATACGATAATCAATTATTTTTTTCCATACCTTATTATCAGCACCAAAGTTATTGCTATCTTCTTCGAGAAAAATCACAAAAGGCGGATTAGGCGCAGGGCTTTCAGGCGTATTATGAAATTGAAAATAAGAGACAGGAACGCTTAATTGCCCTAATAGTTTCGCTAGTTCCTTTACATTCAACGATTTTCAACCGCCTTTATAAGACCCTTTTCAAAGTCCTTAATTGCTTGTTCCTCTACTGGCTTAATATGCGGCATAGCTTTACTACGTCCGCCATTTCGTAAAGTATGACCGTGTTCTAGTAAATGGGTAAGTTGATAGGAGGTAGCATTATGGATAATATAAGCCCCGTTCTGCTTCTTAACCTTCCAACCTTTAGCGTATTTTCCTGTCTTACCGACTGGCGAAGTTTGTTTCAACTTTTGCACACTTTCTTCTGCTACTTTCCTTGCAACCTCATCTATTTCTTCATCCACTATATTTGCATACATAGCCAATTGTCGGTTAATTTCTTGAACAAACTGATTACTATCCACACTACACACCTACTTTCTTTTCACAATATAATTCAATATTTTCGCCTTTTTCATAAGTACGATACACCGCGTATTTTTTGTTATTGTAAATGGCTGTTTGTTCGTCATCATAATCAGCAAGGCGCATAATAAAGACATACTGCGGCTTAAAGCCGTTTTGCCCTGCATTAAAGAACTCTGATTGAGAAACGCTTTTCTTATCGCAATAGACTTGTCTTCTTACCTCTTGTTTAATTTCCTGGTGAAGTTCATCTTTTACATATTTAACTTGTACAAGTTCCATAACATCTTTAAACATCGCCATTGTACTCACCACTTAAAGACAAGTGAGATTTCAAATATTCATAACTTGCTTGGTACTTCTCACTCTCTTGATTTTCAAGCCCGAATTGTGCTTTACAGTATAAAGTTACTGCACGGAGGATTAATTTATCATCTGGTAAATTATTTACAACTCCAGATAATTTTAAGTCCAGTAATGCAGCATCAATTAAGTCCTGTAGTTCATCATCAAACTGATCGTTTATCATTCTTAGCGACTTCTTTATTTTCTGTAACATTATGATCGCTCACTTTCTTAGAACGACTTGTACTACGTTTAGGCGTATCCTCTCTTAGTGCTTCCTCGTTCAGTTTGATATAGCCTAATTCCGATAACTTCTTTACTTTCGCTGTATCTTCCGACATATAAAAAGAGGCAGGGAAAAGTAAATCCCCTGTCTCCTTATTAATAAACGGTTTCAATACTAAATGTTTCATATCTTAACACGTCCTTCTCGTTTGGATTATGCACTAGGAGCTACTAATACTAGGGCGCGCTCGTCCGTTACTGCACCATCCATAATCGAATGTCCTAAGAATTGAGTTGTACGTGCTTTTAAGTCTTTATCTGTTTCAACCGTAATCGGTTTTACTTCGTTTACTGCGTAGCCTTTTTTAGCATTACCGAACACAAACATGTTATCAGGTACGCCACCATCCACTTTTACAGGGAAACCAAATAAGCGACCTACGCCACCTACTGCTGGGTCTGCGATAAAGATTGGGTTACCATTCCCATCTAGGATTGTCGCAAGTTTATTCCATACAGTAGCATTGTTAGCGTAAATCGCTGCACCGTTAGCAAATTGAGATTTTAGCATACCGAAAGCTGTTGTTAAATCAGTATATTTTAAGCCTGCTGTTGCATCATACTCTACTTTTTGGGCTGTCGTACTTAATTCCGTAACCACACCTTTGAATTCATCTGTACCGTTACCTGTGAATACCTTAGAACCAACTAACTCACCAATACGATCCACTAATTCGTCTTTTAAGTATTGCATGAACGCTGGAACTGACATTGACTCGATTTTAAAGGATACTTCGATTAATTTAGCGACTTCTTTTCCTTCTAAGCGAACATCAACAAACTCGTTTTCCTCAACTTCTGTCGCAGTCTTTTCGCTGTAGAATTTTGCATCCCCTGATTTGATCGCTTTATGTTTTGGTAAAGTTAAAACGCCTTTGTAGAAGAACTTACGAGCATCACCGAAGAATGGATGTTCCTCTGAGATAAGACCGATAATTTCATCGACAACGTGTTTTGGAATCACTACCTGGTTATCCTCTGCATACGTTACATTGTTCATTTCTGTAAATACTGCTTGTTCGTTAGCGGATAGTGGCTTATTCATGACTGTTTTTGCAAAGGCATTTTCCATTAATTCTAATTCGTTTAAAGATTTGTTTTGTACGTTTTCAACTTGTGTCATAGTCGTAAGTTCCCCTTCATTAATTGATTTGTTTTCAATGTCGATCATTGTTTGTTGTTTTAATGCGTTCAAGTTGGCAAGTTCTTTTTGTGTGTTTTCAAATTGATTGTCTAGTGCTTCAATTTCTTGCATTTTCAATTGAGAATCTTCGAATTTACCCTCAGTAATTAAGGCTTCTGCTGCTGTTACTAACTCATTGCGTTGTGCTAAGTATTGCTCTTGTTTCATCATTATTTAATCTCCTTTAACTTTAATAAATTTAACTGCGCTTTTAGTTGCGCTGTTTGTTTGATTTTTGCTTTATTCTCTTTAAAGTCATTAATTAGTTGTTCGGGTAACATGCCGATGGCACCGCCATTCGCGACTAAGGCTACTGGATCAATTGAATTTGTTTTATCCTCAAACATAATAGAATCAATAAAACCTAACTCTTTTGCTGTTTGCGGGCTGAGCCACGTTTCCTTGTCCATAAGTTCGAGAATTTCTTCTTTTGACTTACCTGTTTTTAATACATAGGCGTTCGCAATCGTTTCATTTGCGTTCTTTAGGATGTCTGCGACATGTTCATGATCGTGATAATCGCCGCCTGATTGTAAGGATACATTGTGTATCATCAGTTGTGCCGTTGGGCTAATCTCTGACTTACGAGCCATAGCAATAATAGAAGCTGACGAACCTGCAAAACTATAAATCTTAATCGTGACGTCTCCTTGATACGCTCGTAAAGCTGTATAGATTTCACTACCAGCAAATACATTGCCTCCACCAGAATTAATGATTACCTCAATAGGCTCATTCCCTACTAATTGACTTGTAACATCGTTCGGACAAGTTGCCTCTACACCGTACCAGTCATACATTTCTTTATGATCGTTTAATACAATAGCGCCTTTAATATTAATTTTCTTCAATACTATTCACCGCCTTTCGTTGTAGCCTTATCTGTAGTTGTACCGTTTTCTTTTTCTTTTGCTGTATCCAATCGCAATAAGAACTCGTTACCATGTTCCACTGGATGCATATTTAGCACTTTACGCATTTCATTAGGCGACATGATAGCGCGGTCAACTAATGCCGTTAACGCTAATTTTGTTTGCATAGAAGCAAAAGCTAAGTCTGACCCTTCAAATATGATAGAGTTGCCAAATGATCTCTCTTTACGAGTAAATAACTTTCGAGTGAACTCTGTTGAAAGCTGTTTAACAATCGGCTCAATACTTGTTTCATAAAACGCAATCCATTCACTTTCCGTATACTTCGCTTGAATGATTTTTTCGTTAATATTGAAATATGAGTAGATGCGATTGTTCGATTCTTTCAGTAAATCTGCATTCGGCATGTAAGACTTAGGCTCTACACGTTCAGCGTCTACTTTAGAATCCACAGAAGCCGCGCCTGCAAAATCGGCTGTTTCAATGTCTAAGTAAGTATCCACAAATTCTTTTGTCTTTGCTTTCATATCTTTCGGACTTAAATTGTTTTGGAACTTCAATAGCCATTGAACGGTATTACTGTTCTTAATGGCTTTGATAATACCTTGGTCCACTGTTCCGACTAGTTCCATCATTTTTGATAGTGATTCAACGTTACTTGTACCAAAAATTTCATTTTCGTTGTAATCTTGTCGTAGATGAATAATATCCTTGTAATCAAACGTGACCGTATTGCCATTCTTTAATTGGAATTGTAGATAGAGAACATTACTTGTACTCTTTAACACTTGTACGCTATTAGATACAATCGGATATAGTCCGATAGGATAACCCATGTCGTCACGATTAATATAGATAAATGCGTTATTGTTTAGCTCTAATTGCGTGACAACCTTTTCTAGCATCTGTTGCATCGACATCATCGGATTAGGCTCTTCCAATAAGAACTTCATATATGCCTCTGGATTTACCTTTAATCCTTTGGTATCCTCTCGGATATGTTTTGCTGTAGACTTTGCAATAGTTCTCGCTTTTACTCGAATAATTGAACGTACTAAATCGTTGTTATAGGTATGACCATCCCATGACGTAAAGCCATTCCCTGTATCAGACGTCAACATCTTCAAGCTAGAACCACTACTAACTTTTATACTGTCGTTATTCTTCATGCCTAACCAATTTTTAAATCCTATCTTCAAAAACTCACCGCCTTTCAACTTTGAACATTAGTTTATTAAACCGATATACTCCGCTCGGTTATCACTCATGACTACAAATGCATCTAACATAGCTGCTAACCCGTCAATTCTGCGTTTTTGATTCTTCCCTTTGTTTGGTTTTATGTTACCGTTAGAATCCGTTACAACTGCGGTATTCATTAGACACCATTTTGTAATTGGATTATTGTTATAAATGATTTCTTTAGATTTTATCTTTGCGTGTAGTTCTTGCATTGGTAACGAAAGTGTTTTCGCATATTGCGAAACTGGAACCATTGTATTCTTACCGAAATTATCCTCCATGTCCTCTACAAAATATCTCGCTGACCATGCGTCATACCCTATTAGATACATGTAAGTTCCATACTTCCCTTGCATCTCAAGAAACCAGTTTGTAATGTCTTTATAACTAATTGAATTGCCTTCACATAACCTTAAATAGCCTTGTTGATACCATACGTCATAAGGTACATTATCCTCTTTGACTCTTTGTTCTAATAACTCAGAAGGTAGCCAATACATATGTTCAAAATATATTCTGTTGTTATTAGGAAGCATGAAACCGAAACATGCTGCGGTTAAATCGGTTGTTTGTGATAAGTCAACACCGCCAATCGCATACGTAGGTTTCAATGTTTCTAAATCAAATGTTTCTTTGTTATCTGCCTGTTCAAAAGTTAGCCATGCCTGTTCGCTGTTTTGACGAACGTTGAAGTCCTTACATAATAGATTGGATCTTAATACTGGATTCTTCATCGCTTTTTGAACCTTACGCGCTAGTTCGTCTCTGTCCTTAATTGTGCCAAGTGCTGGATTCGCTTTTTCCCAACAGGCTTCGTCTGTCCATTCTTCCTCGGAATCCAATTCATAAATGAACGCTATTACTCTATCATCTCGATAATTACCATCATCATAACCGCGAATAATATCTTCAAATTCTTGATACTTTATATCAAAAATTCCTTCTCGTACTGTTCCCGCTGTTGTCGTTATAATTGACAACGGTTGTTCACGTGCTGACATACCATCAACAATAACGTCGTATAAGTTTTTATCTTTAATCGCGTGTAATTCATCAATTAAAGAACAATGAACATTAAGACCATCTAGCGAATTAGAATCACTGGATAACGGTTTAAAAGTACTCTCTGTTGCTTCAAGTTTTAATTCACTAACCAAGCACTTAATGCGGTTATTTAATACGGGAGATTTCTTAATCATGCGACGGGCTTCTTCCCAAATAATTTTGGCTTGGTCTTTTTTGGTTGCCGCACTGACGACTTCCGCTCCCATTTCACCATCAGCCGCTAACATATATAACCCCATTGCCGAACCTAACGTGGATTTACCGTGTTTTCGAGTAATAATCAAAGCTATTTCTTTTACCATTCGGTAATCTTCTGTCTTATGTACAAAACCGAATGTCGTTGCAACAATGGCTTTCTGCCATATCTCTAATACAAAAGGTTTTCCCGCTAATTTCCCCTTTGAGTGCTTACAGAAATTTTCAATAAATTCGATCGCATGATTTGCTTTCTTAGGACTGTATTCATATTCGTAATCATGATCATTTATCCTACGGACAATTTCTTTCATAGTCTTGTAAACCTTTTGGGAAACGGTTACTTCTCGATTTTCAATCATGTTCCAATACTCGAGAATAGGATTGTAGTCGATTGGATATCGTTTTATTCGTGCTTGTTTAGCCTTTGTCATTTGTCATTCACAAACGATTCAAAGCCATCGTCTATCACTCCGTTGACTTGTGCTGTTCCTAACAAGTCTGATAACTGTTTACATATCACTTGGTATTGCTTCACCAATTGAACATACTGACGAACTACAGGACGCTCTCTTTCATACGGAGGCGTCTTTTCTGATTGCGTAAACATTTCAACAAAACCGTTTTTTAGTAAGTCTTCTTCCATATCTTCTAAATTGATACGGATAAAGGCACAACGTTTTATCAAGCCTTCATTCGACTTTACTTTTTCAGGGCTAGCTTCCTTCAATACGCCTTTAATTCGATTGAACTCCTTAGTAATCCGATTACTTCTCTGTTCATACTCGAAATTCTCATCAGCTTCGATCAAATTATCTTTAATCCTCATATAATGACCTTCCTTTCTTTTCAAAATGGTTGTAGGGGGCTATAGACCGCCTTATGTATTACAGAAAGCCCCCTCATCGTTCCCCATCTCTTGTTCCTGTCAAATAATTTTAGGGGGGATACTTTCTTTTTTTATTCGATTGCTATTAATTGTCCGTTTTTATCAAACATACAACCTTCTGGAATACCGTTCCTATTTAATGGATTACCGAATGTTTTCTTATTGTGACAAGACAAACAAAGATACTGTAAATTGTCGTGACTTAAAGTAATAGCTGGGTTATTAATGTTATCTATATTAATTTCCTCCATATGGTCAACGATATACCCTAACGTAATCTTCCCCTCTTGTTCGCACCATTCGCATAAACCACCATTAGTTAAACTATTAATATAAGCCTGTCTAGTTTTCATCCAAGCTTTAGACTTATAAAACTTTCGTGCTATTTCTGTATGTTCTAACGCCATTCTTGTCACCTTTCAAGGCATAATAAAAAGCCACACCTTGTTAGATGTGACCTTGTTATTTTTAATAGACTTAATTGTGCCTATCACTATATTCAAAGATAAAATACACATAAAGCCTTTACATTAAATACCATCAATCAAGTAAAAATACCGTAATTTTTACGTTAAAAATACGGTAAAATATATAGACGTGAGTAAATATAAATGTTATAATAAGAGTATAGAAAAGGAGGTGATAAACATGAACTACGAAACAATATTAAACATCATCAAAGAAGTTGGAACAATCGCAGGAACACTTTCAACTATCACATCACTAATCATTAACATCAAAACACTGAAAGGAAAGAAAAAGAAGAAAAAAAGAGCCGAGGTAGTCAAGAAAGAACAGCAAAAGAAAAGAGAAAAGCGACGCCATCCCGCTAAGAATAAACGTCGCTAAACCAATCGAAAGAAGAAGGTGAAAGCCTTCTTTTTTCATTTCTATTTTACCGTATCGGCTTACGTTACGCAAACAGCTTCATCATAAGAAAGTTAGGTAAAATTATTTACGTTAATTCAACTTATTCTTTCCTATAATGTATAGGTACAAAACGCTGTCTAATATGGCTTTTATGGCTAAAAAACGTCTAATTTTATTTACTACCGTAAAAATCTTCAATGAAAGTATTAATTTCTTCAAATGATGCAGACTCTGAATTTCCTTCTTCATCTAAAAATAGTATTCCTTTATTTTCAGTATTCGTTTGTACAATAACCCCTAACTCTTTTGCAACTACCTTTTATTTATATCAAACACATAGAACACCTACAATTCCCATTCCGTTAATACAACATCATAATTCATTATTTGCGTTCGATTTAAGGCGCTTTTCAACCTTGACAATAAAAACCTCACCTTTAACTAGATACCGCCTATAAAGGGCTTTAAAACACGTTTAAAGGCATATCGAAAGGAATTTCATTACTACGAACATTTCCAATAAACATTTCTTCTAATGAACATTTTTCACACTTAAAAATAGGCGCAGCATTTTGTACCGAAAAACTGAATACGTGGTCACAAGTTGTTTGCTTCAATAATAGTTGAATACTGTTATTATCTATCGTCATTTAATTAATCTCCTTTGTAATGGCGCAAGTTAGCCGCGTGGCATATACCTTATTTATTCTTTTATTATTTAATACAGTCAATAATATATAGTCATAGATATTAACGTTAATATGTTCACATATTCTTATTAATGATTTCGTTGTTTATATATATACTATCGATATTCTTTTAATTAAAAATATCGTTAGATTATTATTGATATGGAGCGATAGCGACATAGAGGATTTATGCTTTAGCATAAATCCTCGTTAATATATTAAGTATTTATTTTTAAGTCTTTATAATAAGTCTTTATACGTCCTAAAAATTAGGATGTCACAGCCGAAAAATTAGGACGTCGAACAGAAAAATTAGGACGTCAAACTAAAGCCAATCTATAATTTCCTCGTTCTGTAAGATTTCCTTCCCATAACATTTCTCAAATTGAGGACGAGCCTCTGGGAAACGTTCCAAAAACGCCTTTACGTCAAGTATCAATTGTTTGAAAGTGTAAAAATTGTTAAATCGCCGTACGCCTCCTAAACGGTGAATATCAATCATATCTAAGCTATCAAGCGTATCAATGCATCTACTTATTGTATCCTTGTGCATATTTAGTGTACGTGACATGTTATCTATTGAAGGATAACTCCGCCCTTCTCTACGGTTATAGTTTTTTAACAAGTAGGCATAAACCAAAAAGGTATTACCGTTAAATTTCGGATGAAGTGGGTATAACGTCAATGCTTCGTTTTGTATCGCTACCCATCCACTGTCGCATTCATAAGGTAATGCTTTATGATAATTGTTAGAACTCGCCATATACTCACTTCCTTTAGTAGCTCTAAACGTCGCCAACCGTTTAAAGCCCTTTAATTTTTCGTTTGTATATTCTTTTGATTCTGTAGTAGAATAGTTAGTAATGTAAATGAAAAGTGCAATTGCTAGGATATAAATACCGCCAAATATCTATATCCTGCAAAAACTCCGTACCTATCGCTATTTATCGCCTGTATGTGCTACTGCTAACTTTGAGTACAATCTGATATTAGTCTGCAAATGGTTGCCGCCATTGACTGATAACTATCAGATTGTCTTCGTTCCGCGTTGATCGTCGCCAACCGTCAACCGAAAAGGCAAGTAGTATGTCGCTGTACATACCGATTAAAGAGTTATAAGTGTACTGAGATATTCGCTATATTATCTGTAACGATGACGCTAACTGTGTCGCTGATAACGATTGTTATTCGCTCACTTAGCGTTATTTTTATTGGTTTCATAGTTTTGTTCCTCCTTTTATTTGCTTGCCCTATAGTGGCTTAACTGCCCAATCATTCGCCAATATATCCTCGGCTTTCGGGTTCCAACGTTTGCCGGGGATACTTGTCCCTACTACTTCAATAAATTCTTTGGCGATATAGACAATAAAACAATCATCTGTATCAGTTGGTAAAATTCGATATGGCGCAAATTCTTTTGTTTCTCTTGTAATAAATTCCCCTTCTTCCAATGCAACCTTTGTAGCTTCTTGTATGTTCATACTCTCAACCTCCAAATAGTTTGATAGATTTACTTCTGACGTGATGCTACTGCTTTATTCATCGCATTGCTGATTAACACTAAGCGTTGCTCAATCGGTAATGATAACCACTCTGCTACTTTGATTTTCATTTGATTCACCTTTTCTATCCAAAAATAGAATGAAAATTATCATCTAGAAACTTAGCCATATTAACAGCATGAAATGACCATTTTTCACCTGTTACTTTTGGGTAGTAAACAAAACCGCCATTTTTTACATCTAAAATCTTTCTAAACTTAGAAGGATAAAGAATGTTAGATTTTATCCACTCATGCTTTTTATTAATACGTTGTTCCAAATCTTTCATAGTCCAGTACACTCCACTTAGTTTTTCATTTTGTAATTCATCAAGTTCAACTTTTTTAATAAGTACATAGTTTTCTGGTACTGGTACAGTCAAACTTACTTGCAATTGTTGCATTAAATTTCCTCCATTCGTTTATCGTATAGTTGTTAATAAGGATATACTTTCTTTCGCTTGATATAACAACGCTATAGTCAGCTATAACTAAATTATTAGCTAATTAAATTGACTAACTTTATACTTATAGTTTAAAATAAAAGCACAACTAAAAAAGACTTTACTTAGCCTGTGAACATTATTTATTTCATTCCCAACAACGAATTAATTTTTGTATAGGTAAGTTTTATATTCTTTTTAATCAAAATAATTAGCTTATGTCAGTAATTTTAAACTATAAGCATAAAATAAGTCAATAATTTTACGCTAAAAGTTTAATATTTTTTGACCAGCTTCAAAGGATGGTTGATATGACAACATTTGAGATAGTAAAAAGATTGTGTCAGGATAGAAAAATTTCGATTAATGACTTAGAAGAATCCTTAGGTTACTCAAAAAACACACTGTATCGTTTAAAAACACAAACACCAGGAGCGGATAAACTAGCCGCAATAGCAGACTACTTTAATGTTAGCACAGACTACCTACTTGGACGTTCTGACCAAAAGGATATTTCTATAAATAAAGATATACAAACAATCGCAGCCCATCACGATGGAGAAGAATGGACAGAAGAGGAATTAGAAGAAATTGAACGATTTAAAGAATTTGTTCGAATGAAGCGAAACAAGTAGGAGTGATTGTATGACGTATGAGCAACTGGCATTAGAAATTCGTAGTAACAATATTGAAATTTATGAAGAATATATGCCTCAACGAATTAAGGGACTATATGCAGACAATATTATATGGATTAACAAGTTTATACCAACATTTGTAGAAAAAGCGTGTGTGCTTGCTGAAGAGTTTGGACATTACCATACTAGTACAGGTGACATACTCGACCAAGCAAGCACAAAAAATCGAAAACAAGAGTTAAAAGCTCGAACATGGGCTTATGAAAAACTTATTCCCCTCTCAAAAATCATACAAGCTCATAAACTACATATTTCAAATAGTTATGAATTAGCAGATTTCCTTAATGTGACAGAAGAATTTTTAGATGAAGCCCTTGAATGGTACAGAAGCAAATACGGACTATTTTTAAACATAGATAACTTTACAATATGCTTTGAACCTTTGGGAGTAATTGAAATGTTTGATTGGTTTGATTCCCCGATTATGAGATATGGATCGATATTATAACTGTACTAATTAAAATATGCGGTTATAAAATTTTTTTACAACCAAAAGAACATATGTTCCATTATTAAAAAGTGATAGGAGTTTTTACAGTGGCTAGTTATACAAAACGAGGGAAAACATGGCAATATACAGTCAGTCATTATGTCGAGGGTAAACCTTCTCACATACGGAAAGGAGGTTTTAGAACTAAATCTGAAGCAATGTCCGCAGCAAAAGAAATTGAATTTCAGTTAAGCAAAGGGCATGTTGCCATAACAAAAAATACAGCATTTAGTGAATACTTTAAAAACTGGGTCGAACTTTATAAAGTAGGCAAACATAAAACTACCTTTATAAGATATCTGAACTCTGTTGACCGTGTTAAAGAGTATTTTAAAGACATGCCCATACAAAAAATTACTAGTAATCATTATCAAAAATTCTTAAACGAATATGGTATTGGTAAATCAAGAGAAACGGTTCGTAAATTGAATACTCATATAAGAAGCTGTGTAAAGGATGCCATAGAAGAAGGTTACATAAGTGTGGACTTTACACGTAAGGCTGAATTCAATGCAACTAAAAGTGCCAAAAAAAGTGAAGAAAAACACTTAAATTTTGATGAAAGTTTGAAGCTTTATCAATTTTTATTAAATAATGTTTCAAAAGAATCTATTTCATCATATTTATTATTACTTGGTTTGGTGTCTGGTTTACGTTTTGGAGAACTAGTAGGACTTACAATTGATATGTTTGACTTTGAATCAAATACTTTAAAAGTAGAAAGAGCCTGGGACTACAAAGAAGGAACAGGTTTTGGAACATTGAAAAATGAACAATCTAAACGTACAATCTCAATAGATGATGCAGTAATGAGTAAATTCAGAGAACTTTTCAAAGAGTTACCAGAGCAGCCTTATGGCTTAGTTTTCTTTAGTAGGGTTTCTAAGGTCTCCGTTTTATCAAATGAAGGAGTAAATAAAGCGTTAAAAAACCTTCTTCAACAGCTAAACATTAAACCTATATCAGTTCATGGTTTAAGACATACTCATGCAAGCATCTTATTATATCAAGGAGCAAGCATCAATTCTGTTTCAGAGCGTTTAGGACATTCCGATATACAAACGACTCAGGATCATTATGCGCATGTTTTAAAAGAAATGAAAGAACGAGATGAACAAATTGCAATTAATATGTTTAGGAAGAACAACACAAATCTTGTGTAATATTTGTGTAATGACTTTAAAATTTCTAACGAATCTAATCGAAATCTACAAAAAGAAAAAAACGCCCAAAACCCTTATATATCAAGGCTTTCAAGCGTTCTTCTCTCTTCATAAAATCCACTAATTTTATGTCGGCTACGTCCCAGGAGGGATTCGAACCCCCGACCGACGGCTTAGAAGGCCGTTGCTCTATCCAGCTGAGCTACTGAGACATGATGTCGTTTCTTATGTATTCCATAGGAAGGACAATATTTATTATATGTACTTTATAGCATAATGTCAACATTAATTTTACTATGCAGGCAAGGTTTGCCTCATATTTTTTATCATATGTTGCTACAGCATCCAT